AATCAACGGTTCTGATGAGAATGGTGTTGAAACCATTCGTGTCAAGATTAAAAACTATGCATCATCCGTTTCTTTGATGGGTGGTCGCAAAGTTATCATCTTAGATGAGGCAGATTATCTATCACACCAAGCCCAAGCTATCCTACGTGGCTCCATTGAAGAATTTTCTAACAACTGTTCGTTCATATTCACCTGTAACTTTAAGAATAAGATTATTGATCCTATTCACTCTCGTTGCACCGTGGTTGACTTTAAGTTGAATGGTTCTAAAGCCAAGATGGCGACTGCATTTTTCAAGCGTGTTGAAAACATTCTTACACAAGAGAATATCACATATGAAAAAGATGTGGTTGCTGCCATTATCACCAAACACTTTCCAGACAATCGCCGCATTCTAAATGAACTGCAACGATATGGTGTTTCTGGTACTATTGACAAAGGTATTCTTGGCCATGTTTCTGATGTGCAATTGACTGATTTGGTCAAATCTTTGAAGTCTAAAGATTTCTCAGGTGCTCGTAAGTGGGTTGCAAACAATTCTGACCAAGATTCTTCTGTTTTATTCAGAAAGATATATGACATAATGAATGATTGTATGAAACCACAATCTATTCCACAAACAGTCTTGACAATATCCAAATATCAATATCAAGCAGCATTTTCCGCAGATAAAGAAATAAATTTTATGGCATTTTTAGTAGAATTAATGGTTGATGTTGAATGGAAATAATGGATCATTATTATAAAAATAACGATCCTTATAAATAAATTTATTATCAACAAAAAAATACTTAAAATGACACCCGAAAGAAAAATCATAGTGGACAGGTATCGTAAAAACAACCAACAACGGTTGAAAGAACGATATAAAAGAACTGCCGAGAAAAAAAATAAATGGTTGTGGTCAAATATTGTGTGTAAATGTTCAGTATGTGGTGAGACTGACGATTGTTGTATGCAATTTCATCATAAAAATCCAGAAAATAAGGTATCAGAAGTGGCTACCTTATTCAAAAGAGTAAATACAGACATGACAAAAACTGTTGATGAAATTATGAAGTGTGTTTTGGTTTGTGCAAATTGTCACTTTAAAATACATGCTGGAAAAATAAATTCCGAAACCTTAAATTTGATCCAGGTCGATAGAGAAAAAATGATAAATTCTTGGGATGGAAAAGGATGTTCCGTGGAAAAATCAAGAATTGGTAATAACCAATATAGTAAAAAGTATGGAGAAAATTGATGCCTGATTTATTCAAAGAAATTATACCATCTATCCTTCAAACCAAGAAGAATGTGTTTGAAAACGAAGAAGATTATAAAGATTATGTTCCTTTTGTTGTGAACCGATCCTTATCTTTCCATCAAGATTGCATATTGTATGTGAATGAATTGAACATGCACAGTCAATTAGATAAAGACCTTCAGTATTCCTTTTATCTAAATACTATCCGACCAATGAAACGAAAGTTTCAACCATGGCAAAAGGCCGAGGTCTTAAAGGATATAGAATGTGTCAAGCAGTATTTTGGTTACTCCAACGAAAAGGCCAAAGAAGCATTGCGTATTCTTAATGATGAACAAATCGCTGAGATAAAAGCAAAAACAAATAAAGGCGGAGTAAATAATGATAGGAATACAAGACCTAGTTGAAGTTACCTTAAATGAAGCAGATGATTTTTTAAAGGTCCGTGAAACTCTAACCAGAATTGGTGTAGCATCTAAGAAAGATAAAACACTTTTTCAATCTTGCCATATTTTACACAAGCAAGGTAAGTATTACATCGTTCACTTTAAAGAATTGTTCGCATTGGATGGTAAACCAACCGATTTAACCGAGAATGATTTGTCTCGTAGAAATGCTATTGTTAAGTTGTTACAAGATTGGGGTTTGGTGAAGGTTATCAATGAATCTCAGATTCAAGTTCCTGAACCAATCTTCATTAGCCAAGTCAAGATTATCTCACACAAAGAGAAACATGAATGGCAATTAGTGCCCAAATACAATATCGGGGGTCGGAAATCAGATAAAAGTACATGATTTCAAAATAAAATACTTTGAAATACCGGTACAATCTGATGCATTTTTTAGTGAATAGTATTCCTGGCCGTTATAAATTATTTTTTTAGCGGCAGGATTTTTTCCATTTATAAGTTTATTCTTATTCTTTTGTCCGATGAGTTTCTTTGATTCATCGGACATTTTCTTTTGACGTTTCAATCCAATACGACCAATAGACCATCCTTCGGGTATAAGTTCTGTCTTTTCGATTCGTTTGTGGTTTTGACCATCGTTTATCCAAATCTTATTTTTAGTTGCGCCAAAACAACCTTCACCGCCTTCTGTCATATTGTATCCTGTATTGAATGTATCATACTCTTTGATGAAATGTGATTCCATAACATTCAGTGTGTATTCTTTATCTTGTGATTGATAAATAATAGACCACTCAAAGTTTTCCCATCCGTGTTTACGGATAGAATCATAAAATTTACCTTCTCTTTTATAGTTGGCGTTTTCTTGGTGTCTGTGTTTACGACTGGGCCATGCACTATCGAATCCAATGTAGGATTTACCGGTAATTTTATTGGTTGCTTTATAGATGGTATTCATGTATAATATTTATATAACATTGGAAGAAAAATGGCAAAAACTTTATAAATAATTTTGTCCCAACGGGATGGGAACCAGCATGGCCACGAAGGCTGGTTAAATATCCATGGTCACCGATTGAAGTCTACTGCAATTGCGCTCCCTACTTGCTAGGTGTATCAAGCAGTGTGCGAAGTGTTTGCCCACCTTAGGGCTGTTTGACGTTCACGGTAAAAGGCGTCCGAGAGATTTCACTACCACTCGTTAGTTGGTCCAGTATAAAGTAAGCTGGAAATAGATACGCCTTCGGGGTATCGCATTTTATTAACTCGCTTTTTAGGAGAAAAATATGACATATCTAAAAGATGTCTTCGGTAAAGACCTGTTCGGTCAATTCATTGGCTTTGAAGAAACTGTGGACGCTCTACGCAGAGCAACAGAACATACAGCCAAAACAATGGGATATCCTCCATACAATATCAAACAAGTCAAAGAAAACAAGTACGTCATTGAAATGGCTGTTGCTGGTTTCTCTAAGGCTGATATTGAAATCACAATGGACGGCAACAAACTTGTCATCAAAGGTGTCGCAAAAGACGATTCTGATGATGAACATTTCCTATACAAAGGAATTGCAAACCGTGCTTTTGAACGTGTCTTTACAATCAATGACAAAATTGAAATTAAGGATGCGGAACTAGCCAACGGTATGTTGAAAGTTTGGTTGGAAAACATCGTAAAAACTCAAGACGCCATTAAGAAAATCGGCATCAAAGGTTAATTCCAACAGGGGGCTTGCCAAGTCCCCTTCTTTGTGATATACTCCACAACATCATGAAAAAAGTTGAAAACAATCCAATCAAAATGCGTAATAAGTTGAATCCATCGGAATTCTACTGGCTTTTGCCTGAGCAAACCAAAGAAATCGATGGCGTTCAGTTTGTTGCTGTCCTTCGTAATATTGCAATCCGTGAAACTCCGTTTTGGATGCGTAAAGACTCCTTGGAGAAGGTGAGAAATGTCTAAATTATATCTTGTTGAAACTATTTCAATGCACCGAATTCGTTATGTTGTTGAATGTAAAGAAGAAGTCCATGCCTTGGATACAGTAACCATGCACACCACTGGTGGTGAAGAACTCAAAGAGTTTTCTCAACAACACCTGGATGAAGTTATTAGTTCAAGCCGTGAAATTTCAAGAATTGAATACCTTGATTTGTTTGATAAAGACAATGAGTATTTGAAGGATTGGAACGAAAGTCAAAAATTACAGTATGTAAATACTGTTGATTACACTAAATAAAAACTCTGGCGTTCGTATAATGGAGAATACACTGGTCTTCTACACCAAGAATATGGGTTCGATTCCTGTACGCCGGACCAAATTAAAGGAAACATTATGTCAGTTACATTGAAAAACTTGGAAAGTGCATTGGCTGGTGAGTCAATGGCACATATTAAGTATCGTTATTTTGCCAAATTGGCACGTGCAGAAGGTTTTGAAGATGTTGCAAAGCATTTTGAAGAAACTGCGGACCAAGAAATCAAACATGCATGGGGTCATTTGGAATTGTTAGTTGGTAAGCCAACCACTAAGGAATGTTTGCAACTTGCTATTGATGGTGAAACATATGAGTTTACTACAATGTATCCTCAGTTTGAAGCCATTGCAGTCGCAGAGGGTAAAACCGAAGCACAGAAAGAAATCCAAGAACAGATTGTTGAATCTAAAGAACATGCCGCACAATTTGCCGCTGTCTTGGCTAAAGCAGAAAAGCGTTTCGCCGCATTGGCCAAAGTTGAAAAACGCCATGCAGAAGCATATCAAAAAGTATTGGGAGAACTATAATGAGTGAACGTGTTTATGTTTGTATCGTTTGTGGACACACCTTGTCCGAAGCAGATTATCTAAGTTTGCCTGATTCTGTTACTTGCCCCGAATGTGGTGTGAGTAAAGAAGATTATGTTTTGATGGAATAAGATTAAGCGACTATAGCATAGAGGTAGTGCCGAGAACTCATAATTCTTACGGGGTAGGTTCGAATCCTACTGGTCGCACCATATATTATGAAGCAGAAGTTTATTGATTATTTCATGGATATTGCTGAACGGACTGCACAATTAAGTTCGGCAAAACGTCTTCAAGTTGGTTCTATCATTGTCAAAGATGATAGAATCATTTCCATTGGTTATAATGGTATGCCACCTGGTTGGACTAATGAATGTGAAAACACAATATTTGTATTGAATGAGGAAGTAATAGGTACCGATATGGTATCTTTAGGTTATACACAATCTGAAAATGGTAACTGGTTTAAAACCAAAACCAAACCAGAAGTTATTCACGCAGAGGCAAATGCTATTGCTAAACTTGCTAAATCCAGTGAATCTGGAGATGGTTCCGTCATGTTCCTGACACATGCACCATGTATTGACTGTGCAAAACAAGTATTTACCGCAGGAATTCGTAAGGTTTTATTTAAAAACGATTATCGAAATGACCAAGGTGTTGTATTTTTACAACAGTGTGGTGTAGAGGTTGACAAGTACTCTAAATAGGTGTATAATGGCTTCTTTAAGGAGCATCTATGTCTATTAAGATTGTTGGAAGTCCCGATAAAAACTTTACCCCCTATGTTCATAGGGCCGCTAAGTTTTATGCTGATAGTTTATTAACTAAGCAGATGCAGGATTATACTTCAATCGTAATCAAATTCAAAAAAGACATGCAAGTATTTGGTTATGCATATGTTGAAGGTTATAATTCTAGGAATATGCCTAGAGAGTTTCTAATAGAAGTTAATCCAGATATTGGAGTACCAAATATATTAGAAACAATTGCACATGAAATGGTGCATATTAAGCAATTTGCTTATGGTCATACAAATGAAACATTAAGTAAATGGCATGATTTAAAGATTGATTCCGATAATATGGATTATTGGGACCATCCTTGGGAAATAGAAGCACACGGTATGGAAAGTGGTCTATTAACTAAGTTTGTTCATAAAGAAAGATTATGGGAAGTATTTTCTGGCTTTAGAAATCCAGAAGAACCATTAAAAAAGAGAAAAATAAATTGGAAAAAACCAATTTCTAAAGATTAAGTTGCATATATAATAGTATATTAAGGAGTTTATTTTGTTTTTCACGTCCAAATCATTGCTAACATGTGGATATCGCACACCGTTTATTGGTAGCGATAATCAACCATGGGCGCATGTAAACGGGGTTAGTGGAACATAACAGAATAAAATCTAATTAAATTTCACTAAACCTCACAACGAAAGTTCTGAGGTTTTTTTATTTGGTGTTGCGTAAAAACAACACACGGTTGACAAAGACCATCGTGTCTGTTAGAATTCAACCTTGTTCTTTAAAAATTAAGTGTATTCTTTTTTGGCCATTCCGCAAGGAGTGGCCATACTCAAACGCATTAGATATTTTTTAGTGTATTTGAGTATGTTGGGGTGTCGCCTAGAGGCCTAAGGCACTGGTCTTTGAAATCAGTATCATGAGTTCGAATCTCATCTCCCCTGCCAAAAAACAATGGAAGATAATGCAGCTGGGATGGTCCGGCGACTGGCCTTGAAAACCAGGTTCTCAGAAATGGGATGGGGTTCGACTCCTCTGTCTTCCGCCAATTTATAAGGAGGCATTATGCCAAGTGTATTTCTAGTAAGTGACACACACTTTGGTCATACAGGTGTGTGCCGATTCATGCAAAAAGATGGTGTTACAAAACTTAGGCCATGGACTGATCCACAAGAAATGGATGAAGAAATGGTTAAGCGTTGGAACGAACGAGTAAAACCTAAAGACAAAGTTTACCATCTTGGTGACGTTGTTATTAACCGTAAAGCACTAAGCATTATGAGTAGGCTGAACGGCGACAAGGTTCTTATCCGTGGCAACCATGATATCTTTAAGGATGAAGATTATAGACAGCATTTCCGTGAACTACGTGCATATCATGTAATGAACGGAATGATTCTTTCTCATATTCCAATTCATGAAGCAAGTCTTGGTCGTTTCGGTGTTAACATTCATGGTCACACACATTCAAACCGTGTGATGCAAAAAGTTCAATGGGGTAATACCGAGAACTTTGATGAAGTGATAGACACTCGTTACCATTGTGTTTGTGTTGAACAGACCGATTTTGCACCAATTCTATTTGAAGATGTTATGAAACGAATCAAAGAAGAAGGTGGTGAGGTTGGTTTCCGTAATGGAAACGGACCTACAATGTAATTGGAGAGTGGGCAGGATGGTAATGCACCGGTTTGCTAAACCGCAGACTATAGAAATATGGTCACAGGGTTCGACTCCCTGACTCTCCACCAAATTTATGTACGTGTGACCCGAAAGGCTAGGGAACGGATTGCAAATCCGTTTTATGCAGGTTCGATTCCTGTCACGTACTCCAAGTTTGTTGTATTTTTACAACACTGGTTGACAAAGTTCTGGAGTGTGATATACTTCAGTCTTGTTCTTTAAAAAGTTAAGTGTATTTTATTCCGTTGGACTTCTGGTGAGGTCAGTAGG